CGAAAAAGCTCGAAGAGCTGATGATTAATGCTATCGAACTGGTCGTTCCGAGCAAATGCGACATCGAACTCGGGCCAAGCTGGGGAGAAGCAAAGGAGATAGAATGAGCCTTATGAAATATTTGCCCCCATTAAATGAAGATATGTTAAAGGAGGCTTGTGAATATTCAATTCGTGCGTATGAAGAAGCTATCCCCGGTGCGATTAAGATCGAATCTAAATTTACCTCGACTACCGCTTACTTTAAAAAGAGCGAGGACGAGTCTTTTGACATCCTAGCGTTCAGAGGCACATCCCAGAAGCTCGATTGGGTAACGGACGCCTTGGTGGTTCCCGTACCTTATGCAGGACGGCTGTGTCACGGTGGATTTACCGCCGCCCATGCTTCAGTGTGGGGTAAAATCAAGAAACACATACGCATGGACCACCCTCTGTTGATCTGCGGACACAGTCTGGGCGGGGCTTTGGCCGAAATCTCAGCAGCGAAACTGCACAAAAAGCATCCGAGGCTATCCCTTTGCACATTTGGTAAGCCCAATACATTTTTCAAAGGTTTTAAACGGCCCATGGAACTGATACGGCAAGTGTCCTGCGTCTCCGGTAGCGACATCGTCGCCCGTATCCCCCGGTTTTGTTACGGCCCAAGCGTCAGCCAGACTACCCTGTATTTTGCTAATGACGGCAAAGACCACGTCGATCCTCCTGCGGAGCTTAAACGTGATGATTTCATGTCGGCTAAGAAAGAGGCGCTCTCGGATCATTTTATGGAGGGCTATCAACGTCGTCTGACGGCCTACCTCACCCCTCGGGCTCCGGTAACTAATTTGAAATCTAAAAAACAAAAGAAGCGAGGAAAGAAAAATGCTTAGACTTTTTATCCTGGTTGGAATTATCGCCTTTCAGGGGTGTGCTGTGTCCGAAGAAGCTATTAAAAACAAGGAGTTATACTGCTCTGGGGTGTACAAGGGTATCCGCGCTGTTGGACGGGTAGCTACTGAGGTCACCACGGGGGTGTCTGTTCCTGATATATGCGATACTATAGATACCGTTGTGGAGGAAAGCACCGAGGGAAAGTCGTAACGAACCTCGAAGCTTTGATTAAACTTTGGCTGTTGTTCTATGAAACTTAGCGGATTACTCAAGACCCTTGCACCAACGATCACCAAGACGATTGCTTCTAGCAATCCGGTGGCTGGCATGGCGGTGAAGATACTGGCTGACAAGCTAGGCATCGATGAGAAAAACCCCGTTAAGATTGAGAAGTTTCTGGAAAAGAACCCAGACCGGGTAGCCGACGTTAAAGAAGCAGATCGAGAGTTCGAGGACAAGATCCGCGAGATGGAGATCGACCTGGAAGCTTTCCAAACTGAGGCAGAGGACGCCAAAGACGCCCGTCGCCACTTCAGCAAAGACCGAACGAGCAAAGCCTTTGCCTTGATTTCCCTTATTGGTTTTTTGGTATACTGCTTCTTCGTTACTTTAATGGGGGCAGATGTTGATGCTGCTACAACTAATTTGGTTATCGGGTATTTGGGCGGCCTCGTTTCATCCGCCGCATCCAGTTTTTACGGCCGAGAGAGCAGTGTCAGAAAATAAAATGGAAAAGTTAATAGAAACACTCAAGCGCCATGAAGGCGTAAAATCCCACGCATATAAAGATTCTCTGGGTATATTGCACATTGGCTGTGGGCGAAACATCGAAGGCGCGGCAAGCCATCGAGGGCTCGGTTTAAGCGAGGACGAGATCGATTATATGTTGTCCAATGATATCCTGCGCACCATCAAGGAACTGTCGCGGGAATATAAGTGGTTCGCTGAGTTAGAAGACGGTGCGCGGCGCGATGGCATTATCAATATGCACTTTAATCTGGGGCGGGTGCGCTTCGCCCAGTTTAAGAAAGCCATCGGGCATATGGAAAAAGGTGAGCATTCCAAAGCCGCCGTCGAGTTTCTCGATAGCCTGTGGGCGCGACAGGTAAAAGGTCGTAGTTTAGAAGTGACCGACATGATAAAGACCAATACCTATGTCTAATCCGTACATTTTCAAAGCCACGGTTTCTAAAATCGTGGACGGAGATACCCTTTATGTTACCGACATTTCTCTTGGTTTTGGCAATTGGCACTGCGGCGATACTGGTCGGGGCATTTGTCTGCGCCTTAACTCGATTGACACTCCGGAATCTCGCACTAGAGACTTGGAAGAAAAGAAATATGGACTTGCAGCGAAAGCTTTTGTCCAGGCGTTCTCCCCCGTAGGCACAAAGGTAACCCTTAGAACCTACGAGAAGGGCAAGTACGGGCGGTGGCTGGCCGACATCAAGGTGGGCAACAAATGGCTCTGCTCAGAGTTGATCGCTCATCACCACGCTGTCGAATATCACGGGCAAAACAAAGACGATATCCGGGCTGCTCATCTGGCTAACCGAAAACTGGTTGTTTTGGGCTAAATAGTCCTATAAAATCCCATACATCAAAGGAGGATTTATGGATCAGTCTAAGTGGAAGTCAGTTGTTGTGCCTCGGGAAACCTACCACGACATGAAACTTATCGCCCAGATCGAAGGGCGTACCATCTCACGACAGCTACGCATGATCGTCGATCAGTGGAAAGACGACCACCTGACCGACAACGATTTGCAAAAGCTGGAAACGGAAAAGATTAAACTGGAAGTGGAATCAGGCGCTCACGCTACTAGCTTTTCGATCTGAGGCTCGTCGCCCACGGTACAACCAATCCCGCACCGTATCGATAGGTATGTTGAGGGTCTTTGCAATCCACGCTACCGACCGCTCCTCGTTGTTACGAAGATGGATAACGTGATCTACGACTTCTTGGGAATATTTTTTAGCGACCATACACATAGTTTACCCTGAAAAAAATGTGATATCAACCTTGACTACCAGGCGAACGGCGCTATACTGAACATCCAAGTTAGCTCCTTGGGTTAAGTTGAAAGAAGCTCACTGGGGTTTATCCCCTCTCAGTGGGCTTTTTTTATTTTCGAGCAAGGGCATTTAGTCATCCCCTTCTCAGCGGTTCCGGCCTGTCCGTGGCTCACCAATCAGGCCACTTGTTTACCCTTCCTCTACACATATAACTCTGATATCATGTTGATTCCAACAACTTATAAGGAGCTACTATGTACATAGGTAAAAACGACGGGGTATGCCCCATCTCCCAAGCAGAAATCGACCGCGACAAACCCGAGATCCGCGAATACGAAGTAGATCCCGATGCCGCCTACGACGCCGAACAATCACGGCTCATCGCCCATGACCAAGAGGCCATCTCCAAGATCCTGGTAGAAAACATCCATGCGACCAAGGATTTGGTAGATGAACTCGTCGAGTATGTGCGAAAGGCACGCCGGGGGTTGGTGTGAAATACGAACTGGACGAAGACGCCGTTGCGGTACTTTTAGAGTATGTCGAAGAAGCTCTCGTTGAGATTGCCGAGGTTTTGGACGGGCCTCAACACCAAGAGGGCCTCAACTGGACTACCTCTGGTATGCACATGGGTCGCGCACCGCGTTTTGCTTTAAACAAACAAAGAAAAACTCTTGTAGATATGCGCCGTGCGTTACGCAACCCTATTAGGTGTAAAGACGATGTCTTGGCATGGCCCTTGGAAAAGCTTGGATGCAGCCAGAGAATCTTAAATGCCTTGAGAAATAAATGTTATCAGACAGAAGATCACAGCTTGGACTTTATTCGCACCGTTGGACAATTAATTGAGATGACCGAGTACGAACTGAGTAAATATCCCGAATTGGGCAAAAAAAGCATAACCGAGATAAAGGATTATTTAGCTACCCATGATCTTTACCTATCGGGCTAGTTACTTAGTTCCCTATATAGGAACCATTTCTGAGAATATATTTTATTTTTTTTTTAAAATATAGGCGTAACTGCCGTAACCGTGTAACCATCGGGCTAAGGACCACGGCTCATGGGGCTTGTAGCGGTTACGGCAAGGTTACACGGGTATACACTAGTCAATAGCTTGCCCTTAATTCGCAAATTCCGTTAAGGGGGGTAGAAAGTTTTTTTTATTTTTTTTTATTTTTCCCCCTATATACAGAATACGACTTTTTGACATCTGGGCTGGATGCACATAAACTTCCGCAACATGACAGAAATAAAGAAAAAGAGGGGTAGACCGAAAGGCTCTGGGAAAATAGGGGTCAATCGCCTTTTGACGCGCAAGCAAGAATTGTTTGTTAAAGAGTTTGTGAGTAAGGACGGTCAAATAACTAAACGACAAGCGGCAATCAACGCTGGTTATCCCGCAGGGTCGGCTCACACTAAAGCTTACGATCTGACCAACCCGAAAACCCATCCCCATGTCTGCCAAGCTATTCGCAAATTCCAAATGGAGTTGGACGAAAAGTTTGGGATTGATTTCAAAAGACACATTCGAGACTTAAAAGTGATTCGTGATAAAGCTTTGGACGACGGGGCTTATTCTGCAGCTACGCAGTGTGAAATCGCTAGAGGTCGAGCGCATGGTGATATTTACGTTAATAAGTCAGAAGTACGCCACGGTTCTATCGATCAAATGGACAGAGATCAAGTTATGAAGGCACTGGAGGAACTCAAGAGTGAATTTGGAGCTTCCATGGGAAACGTCATCGACGTCACGCCCGAAAAAGAAGAAAAAGATACGGGAAAGCACGCTCTGGCAACACATTAAGAAAGCCATTGCTCTGCATAAACCTACCTGGACACACACTCGAATCGAAACTTGGGCTATGCCCGGTGTTCCCGACGTCATGGTCTGTGATGATAAAGGCTTGTTCCATCTGATCGAACTCAAAATAGTCACAGGTTATGCCGTCAAGTTAAGCCCTCACCAAGTTAGTTTTGCCCAAAACCATGCGCACGCCAGTGTTTGGCTGTTAGTCTGGAAGGCCGAAGAATATTACTTATATCCCGCCAAGGATGTCGTCGATGTAGCCAAAAAAGGTCTACGGCATATCCCTCTGTTAAAAACCCAAGATTTAAATAAACTTCTTAGCTTGCTCTCTACACATTAATTTGCTAGAGTTATATGTGTACTTAATTAAAGGAGCTATTATGGAAATCGATTTAAATGAAACTGAAATAAAACTCTTGGTCGGGTTGGTTAAAAGCGCCTATGCGGATGTTAACGAAGCGTTGGATCAATATGACGAATGTGGAGATCCTCTGCGTTTGGGCCATTATCCTGCACAAATCTTGTCGAATGAGTTGTCTGTTTTAAGAAAAATGGAGCTGAAGTTAAACCCAATAACTTTTGGGGGACAGGGGCATGGGAAAAAGCGCATCACAACGGAGGTAGCTTGATGCTATTTTTGATGAGCCGTTTTGAAAAGAAGATGAACCAGGACAAGAAAAAACGTGCGCAGGAGCGAATGGTTCAGCAGTTAAAGGAGTTAAAACGGAGGAAAGAGAACGAAAAAAAAGGGGCTTAACGCCCCTTTTCCTCATCCTCAAGTGGAAATATAATTCGACAGTAGTCGTCTTCGTGCTGGACTACCTCCCATTTATGAGTTGGGCAAGTGTCCATCCATTTCCAGAAGTCTTCATTATCCATCATCGTTCTCCTTTTTAGTTAGTAACCTTGTTTTTGCGCCCATTTGAGGGCCATGTTAAGAATAGATCTGGGAACATTTATGGTGTCATCTCCATCCACTATTTCTCCAAAATCTTCCACAAAAGCTAAACTTCCTGAATAAATTTTGTATCCAACCTTCTTGGACAAATAAGCATTGTTAGTATCCCCATTAATGGGATCTTCAAACTCCATAAAGTCTATAAAAAACCCATCTGCGATTTCTTTAGTCATCCCAATTCCCCGAAAATGAGCTATGCAAAGCTTTCTGTAAATCCTCATCAGTATGGCCTTGCGCTTGGTTGAACATATCCGCAAATTCCTTGTTGTGGCGCGTAACTTCATCCAGCGAGTTGTAGCCCGTCTCGCCCTGCCGAATTAAAACAAACTCGACTTTATCCCCAGAACACGCGGGTTTTTTTACTATGTATTGGCTCCTCATTTTTTGCTCCTTTTGTTAAGAGTTGACAGTATACACATAAAAGCCCTATACTCACAAGACTTAATCGATAGGAGCTAACAATGGCTAATTTTATATGGCATACAGATCCAAGCCACGCTTGGTTAGAAGTAACTCGAAAACACTTAAAAGTTTTAGGAATTCACAACAAAGTTTCTAAGTATAGTTATCAATTCGGTGACCGCATTTATTTAGAAGAGGATTGCGACGCGCCTCTTTTTTTTAAGGCAGCAGACTCTGCCGGATTTACTGTTAACAGTTTAGCCCTTCCTGAAATACATACTGATAATGAATCTGAGGTAAGAAGCTATGAGAGTTATTCCAATGATTAAAATCAGTGAAATGACGGGTAAACTAACAGATATTCCCGCCATCAATACCAACACGCTAACCAATTCATTCTGCACCAAAATGCACGCAAAAAAACATCCTAAGAATATTTGTGGTGTGTGCTACTCGCAGCGTATGCTCAAAACGTATCGAGCTAATTGTGCTGAGTCCTGGCAAGGAAATTCTGATTTACTAAGTCATTCCATTATCGACGAAGAAGATCTGCCAGTTATCAATTCGCATTCATTCCGTTTTAATGGGCATGGTGAGCTGATTAATCTTACTCACTATTTCAATATTGTGCGGATATGTAAACGCAACCCTAATTGCAGCTTTGCATTGTGGACTAAACGATTAGATATCATTAAACGAGCTTTTAATACCATCAATCCGAATGGCATCAAACCGGATAATCTCATTTTGATTTACTCGAACCCTCGGGTTGATTCCATTCTCGAACATCCGCCGGAATACTTCGACAAAGTGTTTAATAATACGTCTACCATTTCAGACCAAGATAATTGCTCCGGCCGAAAATGCATGGATTGTTTGCAATGCTATCGCACGGACTCCGGCGTCAACGTAATAGTGGAAGCTATAAAGAATTAGGTGTATGTGATAAATATGCGGTATACTTGGGTTTCTTAACTAACGACAATTGGAGCTAACAAGATGTCATATTCATACTACAAGATTGGTTCAAATCGGAATCGAAAACGTATCTTTCTGGAAGCTAATTTAGAGGTCGCGGGTTTTAATTGCGGAGATCCGTATAAACGGGTGAACGATGTCGAATCTGGGATTATCACCTTGTTTCGTCTTGAGGAATCGGAATCGCTTCCCAGTGATAGACGGGTGACGAAAGGCAAACGAAAAGGTCACGACCGCCCAATTATCGATTTATGCGACAAGACAATTGAAGAAGTATTCGGGAATACTGAGAGGGTTCGAGTAAGTTTTTTACGCCATAAGATAATCATTGAAATACACCCGGAAGAATTTAATAAATCCAAGAGAGAAGAATCCTTCAAGGACAATATGAAAACGGGTGAATTAACGCACGCCAGTTTATTTACTGGTGGCGGCATTTCCACAGATGCAATTCATTGTGCGCTTGATGAAGACGGCTTGATAGCCGAGGGCGCCAAATGGGTTTGCGAAGCAGATTTGAAATATATTGAAGAAGCTAAACAACATTGTCTGGCTGTCACGGATGAGACAGTAATCATCAACGGCTTGGTCGAAGAGGTCGAGCCAAATCTTTTTACGAGCGTAAATATTTTGAGCTTGTCGATGGAGTGCGCCGGATTTAGTAAGGCGGGTGTGGTCAAGCATAAAAAATCCGCCGAAGAGCATAGCGGCACAGCATTGTTTGGTGTCGTAAATGCAATCCGAAATGCAAATCCCGCCATTGTTATTTCCGAGAATGTGTTGGAGGCTAAACGGAGCAGTATTTATGCGCTGTTAACAAGTGAATTGAATCGACTCGGTTATAAAATATTCGAGCTTGAATTGTCGAATGAGCATACCGGCAGTATAGAAAAGCGCCGTCGTTATTGGATGGTGGCTATTAGTGAAAACCTAGCACCGGAATGCATCGAGCTTCCATTAGTCGAGCAAAATCAAAATCCGCTTAATTCCTTTTTACAAGAGGTTGAAGAATCGGTCTGGGGTGAAAACCAATACTTGAAAGACAAATCTATTAGAGACGCGGCAGCGGGTAAAGGGTTTGCAAAACGTCAGCTTTTATCTGGCGACGAAACCAATGTTGGGACAATTGGTCGTCATTATGCGAAGCGCAGATCAACCGAACCTTTCATAGTTCGGGCCGATGGTAAAGAACGATTGTTAACACCGGTTGAGCACGCGATTGTTAAATCAATTCCGACTCGATTAGTGCCGGATGGAGGTATTACACTCGCGCATCAAATTTTGGGACAGTCGGTTGATTATCTGCAACCCTATAAGTTAATGCAGAACGTGATTAGGTGTATCGGATAAATATGGGTTATACTGGTGTTTCTTAACAGGAGCTAATTATGGATATTGATAAATACAGATGGGAGACACCAGACTCATACGGAGGATTTAATCCGGTAGGCGATATTGTCGTTTATTCTCGAAATCGGGATAGCTCGATTTTAGAGGAAAGTAATTACGAGCAGATTTTTAAACATCTAAAAGAGACGATTAAAAATTTGGATAGCCCTATTTATATCGAAGATGATGAGAGAAGTGAATTCGATTGGGTATACGATTTTCGCGCTGGCCATTGGGCGTGTGGATGGGTTGAATATATCTTGGTTCGTAAAGATGCACCGCAGTCGGTTATCGATGCCGCCGTCGAAGTAATCGATGGAATTGAAGACTATTGTATTTTTGACGAATCGCATTATTCAGAAATGCAATGGGAAGCTACCGAAACATTCTGGCAAGAATGTTCTATTGCTGATCGGGTGCATTATTGTAAGGAAATGGAAGTATCTATTTTTGCTGCACGCCGTGATTATACGCCCGAATCGAATAATCCTCTGAGCGAATATGTGGATTTTCTGCACTAATCATTGGATACCCGATTTATCGTATATCGTCAAATTTGCAGAGTTAAATAAACGGGGGGTGGTCACTGGGTCATGGGTCATAATCCTATCAGTTTGCACCATGGCCCATGGTCGCTCCTCCGTTTTTTATGAAACCCCGCTATTTGGCGGGGTTTGTGTATACGATAAATGAGTGTATAATGGAATCTCAACTTAACTGATAGGAGATTTACCATGTTAGACACTTTTGAAACCCAAGCATACGCGCAGGTCTGGACTTCATCATTGAATCGATATATTGAAGAAGGTCGTGAAATGAACGACTCGGATATCAGTTTGTATTCCGGCGGATTGCCGGAAGATTACTCAGAACATTACACGTATATTCCGGTCGGGAAAATCAAGGTCAAGATACCCACCCAAGAACAGCGACACCAAACTGAGCTTGCAGCATTAGAGCTTGAAATTACCCGCCATGATGAGCGGTCGCAGGAACATCGAGAGCGATTGCTAGAGCGCCGCTCCCAATTGTTAGCTTTGCCCCATCTGGCAGAGTGACACCAAACCCGCCACTCGGCGGGTTTTTTTTGGGCCGCCGCACGCCCCCAAATGCAATGATCCCGCTAGGGATGGGGGCGTGCGATATTGGTATATGTGCTTGATATGTGTATAATTAGGGTTCAACTTAACTGATAGGAGCGCGACCGATGGAATTAGTAAAGGACACGACGAAAGACGATCTTCGTAGAATGTGCAAGTCAATGCTCGACGAAGTTTGCGACGGGATTTTGCTCACGGAAGAGAATATAGAAGAATGGGCAGTGCATGATATTCCCGATATGGTGGTGGTGGGCGAGTATTTGCCCTGTCACGAGTGGATATCTCGAAACGTCTATTCTGAGCGGTATTTGATTGACAGCGATGGCGAATTAATCGAAGTGCAGATGATGGTGGCGGGTGGTGGGCCCACTATCTGGGTTCATTGTTCGGCCAACTCTGTCGAGGTTCACGGGTATTGGGGTGGTGACCACGTAAGACAAAATGCCCTCATTGAGGACGGGATGGGAATCTGGGATTATTATAGCGAAATGCCAAGGTTTCGGAGGGATTACTAATGGATAAAGAGCATTTAAATATTCACGATCCGCACAATCAACACGTTTGGGCGGATGAAGACAAGGCCCCGTCGCCAGTGAAATTTGTAGCACTGGCAATCGGCGGAGCGATTGCCGCATATGTGTTTGTGGTCTGGATCTTCAGCCAGTGACCGGGACACATGAGTGACCAAACCCGCCTCGATGGCGGGTTTTTTTATGCCCCGAGAAAATGCCGCCGCTCGATGGGCTGAGTACACATGGCACCTTTGGCCGCCGTAGGGGTCGCGTGTCCCACAAGCCGTATGGGGCTTGTGTGCCCCCTCCCAGTAAAACGACCCGTGCTTCACGGGGGGGAGGGGGCAAAGTAGGTAAGAGTCCCAGAATAGAGGCTAGACAGAAGGTTAGAGAAGTAAGGGAAGCTTTGTGCGTTTGTAGTAGGGGATTTCCCTCAGACAGGGCTAAAGTGTATGTTTCTCACTAACATTATAGTAAAAAAATGTTATCATACACTCAAATGTCATATAACAAGCCAGTTGATGAAGTTTCCGATAAAGCCTTGAGGCTCCAGTTGCGGTTAGCGCAGTTGGATCGTATAGACGCCTGTAGCGGTAGTTTCTTAAACTTTGTCCGTGCGATGTGGCCCGAGTTCATTACGGGTAAACACCATAAAATTATTGCCGAGAAGCTTGAGCGGGTGGCGAAGGGCGAGCTAAAACGCCTGATTATCAATATGCCGCCGCGTCATACCAAGAGTGAGTTTGCTAGTTTCCTGTTTCCTGCCTGGATGATAGGAAAGAATCCTAATATGAAGATCATCCAAGCCACGCACACCACGGAGCTTGCGGTAGGTTTTGGCCGTAAAGTAAAGAATCTGCTGGAACGGGATGATTATATGGAAATTTTTTCAGATTCTAAGTTGTCGGCGGATTCAAAAGCCTCTGGGCGATGGGACACGGCCCGTGGAGGAATGTACTACGCCGTGGGTGTGGGTTCTAACCTAGCGGGACGTGGTGGTGATTTAATTATTATTGATGACCCGCACTCTGAGCAGACGGCGATGTCGAATAACGGGTTTGACGATGCATGGGATTGGTACACTGGGGGCCCCCGGCAGCGTTTGCAACCGGGCGGAGCGATAGTTTTGGTCATGACGCGGTGGTCTGAGAAGGATTTGACGGGGCAGTTGATACGTTCTCAGGGTAGGGATAAAAATGCGGACCAGTGGGAAATTGTGGAGTTACCGGCGATCATGCCCAGCGGATCATCGTGTTGGCCTGAGTATTGGCCTTTGGTGGATCTGGAGGCGGTTAAGGCGTCGATTCCGGTTTCCAAGTGGAATGCGCAGTATCAGCAGAATCCCACGGGCGATGAGACGTCTATTTTGAAGCGTGAGTGGTGGAACGTGTGGGAGGAGGATAAGGTTCCTCCGTTGTCTTATGTGATACAGAGTTATGATACGGCGTTTAGCAAGAAGGAGACGGCGGACTTTAGTGCGATAACGACGTGGGGTGTTTTCTATCCAGAGGAGGGAGGGACCCCTAATTTAATATTGTTGGATTCGCAAAAAGATCGTTGGGATTTTCCGGAGTTAAAACAGGTTGCGTTTGATTTGTATAAGTTTTGGGACCCCGAAACAGTAATTATTGAGGCGAAAGCTACGGGAATGCCCCTGACCCACGAACTACGGAACATGGGAATCCCGGTTGTTAACTTTACCCCTAGTCGTGGAAATGATAAATTGTCGCGGGTACACAGTGTTGCTCCGTTATTCGAGAGCGGGATGATATGGGCTCCAGATGAGCAGTGGGCTCATGAGCTAATTGAAGAGTGTGCGGCCTTTCCTAATGGGGAGTATGACGACTTGGTGGATAGTACGACACAGGCGTTGATGCGGTATCGTCAAGGTAACTTTGTACAGTTGCCTTCTGATGATTGGGACACTCCGGAACCTTCACAGATACAGTATTACGGTTAACTACTATGAAACTTAACAAGTTTTTTGCGCTTAGAACTAACTTTGAGTTCGATCAATCAGATCCTGACGCAATTCGCAGCGGCGGTGGAACGAGCAGCGGTGGCGCTTCTAGCGGAAGGAGCCAAGTTAGCAGGGCGGCGGATAAGGTTAAATCAGCTATTTCATCCCCCGGTATGTTAAGCCGCGATGAAGTGCTGAAGCAGTTAAATTTTTTGAATACGCAGATAACCGATGGCGTAGGTGTTAAAGCGGGTAAGAGTAAGACTCAGGCTAAAGAAGATGCCTATGCCAAATGGATAGAGACAAATCGGGACCAGATAAAATTGGTCGATGTGGCGGCTTTTTTTAACAATCCTGGTTACGGGGTAGATGAGGTTACACGGGACTATATCGATGGTCCGGGTGGCAGAGGTTATCAATACCAGGAAGCAGCCGATTTTGGCGAGTTAGATTTTACGGGCGAAGGCGGTCGGCCTCCTGTCATTACCAATACTGGCACGTTTGCAAACATTGACGATGCTTTTGACAATATGCTGGATAGGTACGCTCAAGTTGGCAATCTTGAGGATACGGTCGATGAGGACGGGAATATTGTAGAAGGCATTATGCGCCCGTCTAGCTTTAACGCCGCCGATTACGCCCGAGGCGGAAAATACGACTATGTGGCTCCTAGCGCAGCGCAAGACTTCCGCAACCTGGACGTTACTAAATACGACACTGTGGGCGATTTGATAACGCAGGGCAAAATTGCAAAAGGTTTGTTTGATCCTCAGACGTTTAACACGCGGGACATAACCCGTGGGACCCCCGCTGTGACTCGGGGTCTGGATGCGCAGGGCAATCCGACAACGGCGATTACCATGGGGGATACGACGGCGACGGGTACAGGCCCTAACATTGGTCAATTGACCACGGATCTTACGTTCCCGAGCACGGGCATGGGGATCAACGCTGACGGCACAGGGACCACGACCACCGGCACAATGGACACCACGGGCAACATCGTCAAACTTGATCCGGATGTGACCGGGCTTAATTTATTGCAATCTTCGGCAGGGGACACTAGCACCTTGGACCCCAATGCGGTAACTGGCGGCAATGTGGCGGTTAACCAACCGACGATGGGTTTAACTCCAAGCACTGCTCCTGCTCAACCGACGATGCCTCAACCGGTAACACCACCTACACCTACACCTACACCCGCCAAGACTCAAGCACAGATTATTCAAGACTTGTTTAACAGTTCCCCTACCAAAGATGTGGCCGCAATACGCATTGGCGATTACGCTAGGTCTGTCGGCGGGATTACGGCGCAACAGATTGCAGACGCGGTACAGCCGATTGTGGGCGGTAGGCCGGACTTTGGTATTGATCCTTTTGATGCCGGAACAGGTGGCTCCGAAGTATTGCAAGCGGTAGCAGACGGTGGTTATGGCGGTGGTTTTATTACTGAAACAGCGGATCAAATATCTGTGCCGCAGCAGACGTACAATACTTTAGCGCAACAACAGCAACAATTACGCAGCGGTTTTGGTGATGATCAGCGGGTAGGGGATGCGGATTACACGCCTCAAGAAGCGGCCTACCGCATGTTGGATTTTGCCCAGCGCAACAATATGAGTTTAGATCAAGCAGCGCAGTCTTTTGGCCTAACCGAAGCGGATGCTAGAACAAGGGCTGGCGAGTTAGACGTTGACCTTACTCAATTTGGCTTTGCCGATGGAGGCGAGGTTGATAGTCCACAGCAAAACGTAGTCGAACAAATCGGGCAGATTATGAAGGGCGTACAGAACTCTTTGCAAAGTGGTTCTACTGGAGCGGATAAAAGCGGCGCTTTAAATCAAGCAAGATCGCAATTTATTGCTTTAGGTTTAGCCACGCCCGGAGGTATAAGTGAGGGGCAGTTGGCTGCTGGCAATCAATTAAGCCAAGGCCCTTATATGGAAGAAGAATCTGTGTCTGTGTTTAACCAAGGCGGCGGGGTAACCGAACCGGCTGATGCCTATGAAGAATTTACCCTGTCTGTTCGCAAAGGCCCCAATGATATTGCTTTGGAAAAACGGCAACAGGGCGTACAAAACTTAATGAATTCCAAGTCTGGGATTCAGCCTAACGAAAAAATGTTATCGGCTTTAGATCGCATAATGGGAAGAAATAATGGCTGAAGAAAATGATCCTATAACCACGATGGTTGAGCGTCTCGATGAGACGATGATGACGCCTGAATTAACCATCGAAGAGCAGGTCGAAGTCGCTATTCCGGGTTCTTTGCGTCCCAAAGAAATAGATGGGTCGGTCATCGAAATCATTACTGAGGACGACGGTAGTGCTGTAGTAGACTTTGATCCGCAGCCGGAGATAGCTATAGACGAAGGCGATTTTTATCGTAACTTAGCCGAAGAGCTAGACGATACGGCGCTAGGGACTTTATCGAGCGATCTTTTAGCGCAGTACGAAAACAACAATGAGACGCGCAAAGATTGGCGCGATAACTATGAAAAAGGTTTAGAACTTTTAGGTTACAAGTACGAAGACCGTACCATGCCGTTTAAAGGCGCAAGCGGGGTAACCCACCCTTTGCTTGCGGAAGCGGCCACCCAGTTTCAAGCGCAAGCATTCAATGAGCTTTTACCCCCTAATGGCCCAGTGCGCACGGTAGTAATGGGGGCGGTGGACAAAGAAAAAGAACAACAAGCCCATCGCGTTAAAGAATTTATGAATTATTATTTGATGAACGTGATGCAGGAGTACACCCCTGAGTTTGATCAAATGCTGTATTACTTACCCCTAGCAGGGTCCGCCTTCAAAAAGGTGTACTACGATGCAGGTTTGGACAGGCCCGTTTCTACGTTTGTTCAAGCTACTGATTTGGTTGTGCCTTATGAGACGTCGAACCTAGAGACGTGTCCGATTATTACGCACAGGATTGACATGAACGTCAACGATCTGCGTAAACAGCAGATTGCTGGCTTTTACCGAGACGTAGATATTCTGCCTAGCCAAAGTACGCCGAGCGAAGTTCGAGCGGAAATGAACAAGATTTCTGGGGTGAGCCCTTCACAAGGCGATTACGACACCACTTTGCTAGAGTTTCACGTGGAACTAGACCTCGATGGCTTTGAGCACAGAGATGAGGACGCCGAAGAGACGGGTATCAAGCTTCCGTACATTGTGACCATTTGCGAAGACATGAATACGATTTTGTCCATACGTCGTAATTACCTGGAAGACTCAGAGAATTTTGAGAAGATTGAATACTTTATTCATTACAAGTTTTTACCCGGATTTGGTTTCTATGGCCTTGGTCTAATAGACACGATTGGTGGTTTGGCTACCACGGCTACAGCGTCGTTGCGTCAACTGATAGACGCGGGTACGTTGTCTAACTTGCCAGCAGGGTTCAAGGCCCGTGGCCTACGGGTCAGGGACGATGCCGATCCTTTGCAACCGGGTGAGTTTAGAGACGTGGATGCTCCGGGCGGTGCGATTCGGGATAGCTTGATGCCGTTGCCGTTCAAAGGTCCTGATACGACGTTGTTCCAGTTACTGGGGTTTGTGGTTGATGCCGCACAACGGTTTGCCACGATTACTGACATGAAGGTAGGTGATGGTAATCAGCAAGCAGCGGTAGGTACTACGGTAGCTATGCTTGAGCAAGGTGCTCGGGTGATGAGCGCCATCCACAAGCGTTTGCATTATGCCATGCGAAAAGAATTTAAGATTCTGGCTAGGGTGATGCACGAATTTTTACCCCAAGAATATCCTTACGAAGTGGCGGGTGCTACTCCAGAGGTTATGGCACAGGACTTTGATGACCGCATAGACGTGGTTCCAGTGTCTAACCCCAACATTTTTTCACAGGCGCAGCGTATTGCATTAGCGCAAAGCCAGTTAGAGCTTGCTATGCAAGCGCCTGATTTGCATAACTTGCCTGAAGCGTATCGCCGGATGTACGAAGCCTTGGGTGTCCGTGATATAGACAGCATTTTAAATGCGCCGGAGTTAGCTGCACCCCAGCCTAAAGATCCAGCACAGGAGAATGTAGACGCTTTGGACAATATTGATCTTAAAGCTTTTGAAGGGCAGAACCATGAAGCGCATATCCAAGCGCATTTAGTGTTTATGGCTTCTGGAGTGGTGCAAGCTTCTCCTGCCGCTGCGATAGCTTTGCAGAAGCACATCATGGAGCACATAAAATTATTGGGTCAAGAGACAATAATGACCGCGTTTATGCAGCAAAGCCAAGGGCAAGAGCCCAATGAAGAGCAGATTATTCAAATTGAAGGCGATATAGCGATGTTTATTGCAGAAAAGATTGCCGAAGTCCGTATGCAGAGCCAGAGCATTATGGGACAAGGGCAGGGAGAAGGCCCTGATCCGTTAGTTGCCCTTAAAGAACAGGAGTTAGGCATCAAAGAACAGAAGACCATGGCTGATATTGGCAACGATCAAGCTAAGTTAGGCTTAGAAGAGGCTAAATTAGCAGAAAGAAGCCGTCAGTTTGACGATAGGTTAGACTCCCAAGAGATGCAGACCAAGCAACGTATAAATGCGTCGAATATGCGCGAAAATATGCGTTTACGTGAAAAACAAGGAGAAACACCATGAGTAGAACAGTAAGAACGGGTGGAGCAAAGCCACCAAACCCACCAAAAGCCAGCAAAAGGGAAGTAATTAAGAGCCAAGGCAGTGTTCCCTTTGGAGATTACAAAGAAGTGCCTACCCCTAACACTGCAAAAGGTACAGTAACTACTGGAACTTGCCGTGGTATGGGTGCAATGCTTCGCGGTGGAAAATTTACCATCAATTAGGTGATCTATGCCCCTTAAAAAAGGCAAAAGCAAGAAAGCAGTAAGTAGCAATGTTAAAAAATTGCGCGGGGAAGGGTATCCCCAACGTCAAGCGGTAGCGATAGCTCTGAGCACAGCGGGTAAAAGCAAAAAAAAGACTCGCAAACGCTCGTAGATATACTATCATACGCAACAATATCGGACTTATGAGGTATAGTTGTGGACATTGACGCGATAAGACTTGTGCAATTCGTTCAAAGCACAATCAAAGATAGGCAAGAAGGAGTGATGTCTTGCCTTGAAGGGAATGGAATTAAAAATATGGAGCAGTATCAGCACTGCATGGGTGAATTGAACGCCTTGAGCTACATAAACCAGGAAATCTCAAACCTGCTAGAAAAACAGGAGCAAATAGTATGAAGTCATCACCGGACGTTTCGTCCAAAAAGTCTAATTCCGCTAAAAACCCAGTCGAAAGTTCGTATATTTCGGCGGAAGACCGCGTGTTAGACCCCAGCAAATTAGAGTTGTCTGTTATCGAAAGGATGCCACAACCCGCAGGATGGAGGCTTTTGGTCCTTCCTTATCGAGGTAAAGGGCAAACAGACGGCGGTATTCTGTTAACAGATCAAACGCTTGTAGAGGATCAACTACAGACTGTAGTGGGTTATGTCGTAGCGCAGGGTCCATTAGCCTATGCAGATACGGACAAGTTTCCATCAGGGCCGTGGTGTAAGGAAAAGGATTGGGTGATTTTCCCTCGGTACGGTGGCACGCGGTTTAAGATCGAAGGCGGCGAAGTTCGCATTATCAATGATGATGAGATTATCGCTACGATTGCAGACCCCGACGATATTCTAAGCTTGTAGGAGGCCCTGATGGCTAAAAATGAACATAAAGCAGATGACGGTAATGTTGAATTAGATTTTGATAATTACGAAGAAACCGAAATTGAGCTAAAAGACACTAAAGAAGAATCTTCTCCCGAATCCGCGATTACGGTGGAAGAAATACCAGAAAGCCCTAAAGAAGAAGTTTTGTCTGTTGAGGACGAACATGCGAAGGAAGTTAGCAATTCTCAAAAGCGGATTAATCAGTTAACGCGTAAAATGCGTGAAGCAGAGCGTCAACGGGAAGAAGCAATTAGCTATGCCCAAGCTCAAAAAGCGGAAGCAGATAAGCTTAAAAGCCGCGTTAGCACTTTAGATCATGGGTATTTAAACGAATACGGTGGTCGTATTAAAGCCGAGCAGACGCAAGCGCAAGAAGACCTCAAAAAAGCAATGCTGGACAATAACCCTGACGGGGTAGTTCAAGCGCAAACTAAAATTGCTCAATTAGCTGTCTCTGCCAACGAGTATGCTAAAGCTTCTCAACAGCAAGAGTTACGCACTCAACAGGCTCAACGGGTAGCGCAACAAGCCACTCAACAAGCTCCTCCGCCTCAAAGACAAGTCGCCCCTCCTCAACCACAGGCTGACCCTAAAGCAGAAGAGTGGGCTTCTAAGAACGATTGGTTTGGGAAAGATGAGGCTATGACCTTTGCTACTTTCGGCATTCACAAGAAAATGGTGGAAGAAGAAGGGTTTGACCCACAAAGCGATGAATACTATGATGAAATAGATAACCGGCTTGCTCAGACTTTTCCTGGGAAAGCAGGGACAACAAATTCCGGAAGCAACAGAAAACCCGTCCAGACTGTTGCTAGTGGTTCCCGCAGTACAAGCACTGGACGCGGTAAGAGTAAGAAGGTTCGCCTCACATCAAGCCAAGTAGCGATAGCCAAAAGATTGAATGTGCCCGTAGAAGAATACGCGAAATACGTCAAATAATAGGAGAACGAGATGTCATCAACTAAGAAAGGTTTTGAGGGCACTAAGACTCCTCGCGCAGAACTTACTAGAGAAAAAACAGCCAAGCGGAAGCCTTGGGCTCCTTCCTCTAGTTTAGACGCACCACCTGCACCTAACGGTTATAAACACCGTTGGATACGATCAGAAGCACGCGGATTTTCTGACACCAAAAACGTGTCAGCAAGATTGAGGGAAGGGTACGAGCTTGTAAGAGCCGAACAATACCCGGATTTCGAGGCTCCTGTAGTAGATTCAGGTAAATATGAAGGTGTAATAGGGGTAGGTGGGTTGTTGTTAGCTAGGATACCCGTAGAAACTGTGGAAGAGCGAAATGCTTATTATCAAGGCCGTGCAACGGACTTGCAAGACGCAGTTGATCAGGATCTTATGCGAGAAAACGCTCATAATTCAATGTCGATCAGCAAACCTGACCGGCAAACGCGTGTAAAATTTGGTGGTCCTCTTAAAGAGTGACCCTAACCTTTTAGGAGATTAGTCTTATGGCAAATCAAGAAACAGCCTATGGCCTACGTCCTATTGGTATGGTGGGAAGCGGCGCAAATTCAACTGGTATTACAGAATATGAATTAGCCAATAACGACACTAACGTCATTTTTAATGGTGAAATTGTTGTTCCACTTGCTACAGGATTTATAGGTCAAGCCGGTGCTACAAACGGCGGTACAACTCAAGCATTAGGCGTGCTTACTGGAGTTATGTACCATGATGCAACTCAAAAGAAGCCTGTGTGGCTTAATTACTGGCCCGGTTCGGGCGGTGTAAGTGTGGACACAAACCATCCTGTCCGTGCTTATGTTGCTGATAACCCAAACCAGTTGTTCCAAATAGCTTCCGATGCAAGCACAACAGACCGAGCAACTGCTCAAGGTCTTGTTTTCGCTAACACGGACCTGGGAACGTCGGCTCGTACTGGGTCAACAGACACAGGGTCATCTACTTCTCAAATGAGTGTGGCTAATGCAGCAGTAACTGCAACGCTTCCACTTCGTATTGTTGGGTTGGTAGACGATGTTGCAAATAGCGACTACACCGTAGCGGGTATCCCGTTTGTGGTGCGGTTAAATGCTCACTTTAACGCTGGAACCCGTAGTTTTGATTCTCAAACTACTGCGGATTCTACCGGACTTAACTAAGGAGGCTGATTATGACTATTTCTCGCGCTCAATTAGCGAAGGAACTAGAACCCGGCCTGAATGCCTTATTTGGGTTGGAGTATGACCGGTACGAAGATGAAGCCGCAGAGATTTTTTCTGCTGAAAGCTCTGACCGAGCTTTTGAAGAGGAAGTAATGCTTTCTGGCTTTGGAACTGCACCGGTTAAAAGCGAAGGTAGTGCAATTAATTTTGATGACGCGCAGGAAACTTATACTGCACGTTACACAATGGAAACGATTGCTCTAGCTTTCTCTATAACTGAAGAAGCTGTAGAAGACAATTTGTACGACAAGTTAGCTACTCGCTACACCCGTGCATTGGCTCGATCTATGGCTCAAACTCGACAAATTAAAGGGGCTACGGTTTTAAACAATGCGTTTTTAGCTACTTCTCCTATTGGCGATGGGGCTGCACTTTGTTCAGCCGCTCACCCAAGTTTGTCTGGTAATCAACGGAACCTTTTACAGACTCCTGCTGATTTGAACGAAACGTCTCTTGAGGACATTTTAATTCAAATTGCTGGATTTACTGATGAAAGAGGCTTAAAGATTGCCGTTCGTGGTACTAAGTTAATGATTCCTAAAGAACTTCAGTTTATTGCTGAAAGAATTATTAACTCTAACCTGCGTCCTGGTACAGCCGATAATGACATAAACGCAATGAAATCAATGGGAATGCTCCCTGAAGGCGCGGTTGTAAACCACTTCTTCACTGATGCCGATGCGTATTTTGTTAAAACCGACTGTCCAAATGGTTTTAAAGTCTTCAACAGAACGCCTTTAACTACAGGCACTGAAGGAGATTTTGACACGGGTAACCTACGATTCAAGGCTCGTGAAAGATACGCTTTTGGCGTTTCTGATTGGCGTTGTGTCTATGGAACACCGGGCGCATAAGTAACTTTGTTGTTACAGCGAAAGGGCGGCATTCTTGTCGCCCTTTTTTTATTGGTTTATACTAAGTACGTTACCTGACTATTGCATCCCGCAGTAGACACTAGCCACGACAGGAGAACACTACATGGCTACTCATTTTAAAGGCCCGATTCTTTATTCGGCAGCCCAGAAAGGGCTGGAAAATTTAAACATAGGCGTATGGCCTGATCAATGTTCCAAATGGGACGACTTTGTTGATGAACTAGACACTGGCTGGACTGTTGTAAAAGACAGTGGAGCAACGGTAGCTATTGCGGCAGACGTGGCTAACGGAGTATTGGTCATTACTTCTGCGGCAACGACAGACAACGATGGTGGATCTATCCAAGCCAACGAAATTTTTCGATTGCCTAATGTACAAGGCGAAATGGTTTATTTTGAAACAAGGATCTATGTAGACAGCACCTCTGGTTCAGGTGTTGGTCAAATGGATGCTTTTTGGGGAATGTGCGAAAACTTTGCTACTAATCCCGAAGCTGGCTTTGCAGCGTCTAATCGTATTGGTTTTCAAATGGATGACGGAAGCTCTAGTCTTCGATTGATTACTGAGAGTGGAGACACTGAGACAGAAACTGTCTTGACAAGCACTCACGACTTGACTGACGGAACTTTCGTTACATTAGGCTTTACTGCAACCAAAGGTAAACTTACTGGCGGAACTGAAGTAGTTAAATTCTTTGTAGATAAGCAGTTGGTAGGTACTCATACCGCGAATGTACCCACTGCAAACATCACTCCAGCGATTATATCGGTTAGTGGAGATGCTACGGGAACCAAAAGCATGGGCGTAGACTATGTTTTGGCAGCGCA